CCTATCGACAGAAGATTTTCCAGATGCGTTTCATAAAATCGTATTTGGGTCTTTATATAAAATCCATGAATTGGGTGCCAAAGAAATTACTCTGCTTAGTATAGATGATTTCTTAAAGTCTCGTCCTAAAAGTAAAGGAACTTTCGATCAGCACAAAGGTGATGAATGGCTAACTAAGGCCGCAGAAGTAAGTTCTCTTTCAACTTTTGATTATTACTATGGCCGACTAAAAAAGATGACATTACTTCGAGCATTTGATGATATTGGAGTCAATGTAAATGATATATATGACCCTGATAACATACTTGATGCAAAGAAGTTACAAGAGCAAGAAGAACAACTGGATAACATGACTCTCCTGGATATTGCCGATAAAATAAGCGGCAAAGTTGATAACATTAGATTACAATATGTCGATCAAACATATGGTAAAAGTTATCAAGCAGGAGAGGGATTGAGAGATTTAATCGAAGAACTAAAAATCACCCCTGAATATGGCGTTCCATTATATGGTTCTTTGATGAATACAGTAACTCGTGGTGCACGATTAAAAAAGTTCTACTTGCGCTCTGCCGCTTCTGGCTATGGTAAAACAAGAACGATGGCTGCCGATGCGTGTTATATTGCGTGCGGCGAAATTTATTATGATAATGTTGGATGGACAAAAGTTAATACTCCACAGCCAACCGTCTTTATTACTACCGAGTTAACAATCGACGAAATGCAAACTATGATGGTTGCGTTCTTATCTCATGTTGACGAAGGACATATATTGAATGGTAAGTACGAAGATGATGAAGAAGAACGTGTTCAGTATGCAATCGAACTTCTTGAGAAAGCTCCTCTGTACATTGAAGAACTCATGGACTTCTCTATGCAAGACATTGAGAACATTATCAAGAAGAATATTCGGGAGCATGATATACTATACTGTTTCCTTGATTATATCCATTCTTCAATTAAGATACTCGAAGAAATTGCGACGAAAACAAAGGGTATGAAATTGAGAGAGGATAATGTGTTGTTTATGATTTCCAATAAGATGAAGAACCTTTGTAATGAACATGGAATCTTCATTATGTCAGCAACACAGTTGAGCGGTGACTGGCGCGATAGCGATACCCCCGATCAAAACCTTCTACGCGGTTCTAAGGCAATAGCAGATAAAATTGACTGGGGCGCGCATCTACTGCCAGTAAGCGCAAAAGATAAAGAATGTTTATCGAGTGTAGTTGAAGCTGGTCATTATGGTGAGCCTACAATGAAAATCTCGATTTACAAAAATCGACGTGGTAAGTATAAAGGAGTTTATTTATGGTGTCAAACCGATTTAGCCACTTGCCGCGTTGACCCCATGTTTGCAACAACGTGGGACTATGGTTTTACCCCAATAGAAAACATTATTATTTCAGCATTTTAAAGGAGAAAAGCATATGAAGTTTGATAACAGTGATACGAGAGTCCGAATCGCAAAGGGTGCAGTTGGTCCTTTCTATGAGTATACGATGCCACGTGCAATGGCTGAAACGTATATGGAATGGCGCACGAAGCATGGTTCAAAAGCAGAACGCGGTATGCCGTGGCGTGACTTCCTTGCGAATATTGTGAACACAGAATTCGGTATTCGTGGTACGTGCGCTTCTTTGGTGGTGGAATAATAAATGCCGTATTATGACAAAGATAAGTTAAAAGCGGCTTTAACTCTTGAAGATTATTTTAATCTACTAACGCTCTTTGGTGGAGAGCCACAGTATATGCCATTTGGAATAATCAGTTCCACCATTTGTCATAATGCTCCTGGAGTTGGAAGCCGCAAACTATACTACTATAAGAACTCAAATCTATTTCATTGTTTTACAGGTTGTGAGGAACCATCATTTGATATTTACATTCTTGTACAGAAAGTAATGCTAATACAAAAAGGACGTAACCTTTCCTGGGGAGAAGCCCTACAATGGGTGGCCGGCTGGAAAGGTTACGCCCCTGATGTAACAGATGAAGCACTTGGTGGTTTTACAGAAGATTGGACAATCTTTCAAAATTATGAAAGAATTAAAGATATAGAACTAATAAATCCTCGTAAGATTCTCAAAAAATATCCGCGTGATATTCTGTATCGGTTCAATTATGATATAAAGATTCGACCTTGGTTGAATGATGGAATTAACGAAGAAGCAATGAGCTTCGCAGATATTGGGTACTTTGCCGGACAAGAATGTATAACGATTCCGCATTTTGATGTGGATGATAGATTCATAGGCTTGCGCGGTAGGTTCCTAATAAAAGAAGATGCGGAACGGTATGGTAAATATCGACCTTTAAAAATAAATGGAATTTGGTACACTCATCCATTAGGATTTAATCTCTATGGTTTAAATTGGGCTAAGGAAAACATACCGAAATTTAAGAAGGTCATCGTCTTTGAAGGTGAGAAATCCGTATTACAATATATGTCCTATTTTGGTACGGATAATGAAATTGCAGTTGCATGTTGTGGTTCCTCAATTTCTGAACATCAATTCCAATTATTGATGGATCAACGACCTGCGGAAATCGTAGTAGCATTTGATAAAGACTTTGAAAAGATTGGCGACGATGTTTTTACAAAGCAAGTCAAAAACTGTAAACGTCTCAAAGAAAAATACGGCACATATGTTACAGTCAGTTTTCTTTGGGATAAGACCAATTCAATTCTTCCTCTCAAGGCGAGTCCCACTGATGCGGGAAAGGATGCGTTCTTACAATTATTTAAGAACCGTATTATTCTGTAAAGGTGGTTATTCCCATGGCTTCAATTATCTATGCTAACCTCGATAGTGATCAGGTTATGAAAGATTTTATTAAACGCTGTCCTACCGTGGTAGCGATGAATATGGATACTCGTAAGCGCGTGGAAATGCGTATAGATTTGTTAGGAGACTAGCACGATGAAATTTTAGATTTCCTTAAAAACGTGTATATCGACATTAACAACAAACTTGGTGATGATATCATCGCCGGTATTCAGTGGGCGTAAAGGGGTGACGCTCACATGAAAGGTGGTTAATGTAAATGAATTATACACTTTTAAATAAAAACACAGAAATGTATACAGATATTCGCAGAGTGTTTGTGAATCGTGGAGTACAACCAAATGAGATAGAACATTACTTAAACGTCTCAAGCGAAGATGAAAATTCCCCCGAACTACTTAACAATATAAAGCAAGGGGCGCAACTATTTATGACTGCTGCCAAGCATAAGCATAATGTGGCATTGGTAGTTGACTGTGACTGTGATGGTTTTACAGCAGCTGCCTTACTTTATAATTATTGGTGGCGCTTGCTACCAAGTTGGGTAGAGAATAATTGGCAATGGTTTATTCACGAGAACAAAGAACATGGACTATCAGATGTAATAGACACAGTATTAAATGCAGGAGTAAACTTATGTATTGTACCAGATGCGGGAGGCGGAGATGGTGAATATGCTCAACGACTTAAAGAAGCCGGTATTAGCACTCTATTTCTTGATCACCATGACGCCGAACCTGATTCTTATTATCCTGGCATTGTTATCAATAATCAGCATGGAGATTACCCCAATCGCACTCTCTCCGGTGTTGGTGTTGTGTATAAGTTTTGTCAATATTTTGACAATCTTTTGGGGAACCGTGGTAGTGACAAAAGCGTGGAATATTTTATGGATTTGGTAAGCGTTGGTTGCACCGCGGACCTCATGCCGCTCACCGATTATGAAACCTTGTATTATATTCGTAATGGTATATTACATATTCATAATCCATTCCTCGAAGCAGTAAAGAAGTTACAGGAGTATTCAATTAATAAACATGGAAGTCTTGACCCCTTTGTTATTGGCTTTTATTTTGCCCCTCTTATCAACGCTACTATCAGAGTTGGAACCGACGCCGAAAAACGATGCCTTTTCCTTGCAATGCTTGAGAGAAGTGGCCGAGACGAGGTCCCTTCTACTAAGCGAGGGCATCATGGAGAACTTGAAACCCGAGCAGAGCAAGCAGCCCGTACATGTAGTAACGTTAGAACCCGACAGAACAAAACTCGGGATGCACAACTCCAACGTATCGAAGAACTTATACAAAAACAATATTCATACGCCTCAGCAATAATCACAGTATTGATTGAGCCAGAGGAAAAAATGGACAAGAACATTCTTGGGTTAATTGCCAATATCCTTATGGATAAATATCAACGTCCAATTATGTTACTTAGTCGCAACAGAGAAGAGAAGACTTGGGCTGGTTCCGTTCGTAATTACCCCTATTTTCCAATTCAAGATTTACGTGCGTTCATTGAAAAACAACCTGGTGTTGAATATGCGTCTGGTCATCCGTCAGCATTTGGTGCATGTATTCGGGCAGGGGAACTTACAGATTTTGCCGAATCGGTAAATGAAGAACTGGCTGATGTAGATTTAGAACCTC